CATACAAACTGCATAAACTCATTCGCATATCCTTCAAAGTATGTATTGTAATGCTCTTCTAGTATTGCTGGAGCGAAGGGTCTAAACTTTTGTCTTCGCTTTATTTTATTTACTTTATCTTTTATATTGTATCTAGGGTCAGCTAGTAAAGAACGATTACCTAAAGCTCTCGGACCAAACTCTGCTCTTCCATTTGCTACTCCTACAACTTTGCTATCTAATAATTCTTTTACTACATCATTTGGATTTAATTCTCTATCAATATTGTATCCCCAAAAAGTATGTGTATAATCTAATCTTTTCTTTGACTTTGCAAGTATGCAACCTAATGCACTACCTGCATCGCCTGGATTAGGAAATATCCACATCTTATCAAACATCTTTGCTATTTTTGAATTTGCTACACAGTTAAGTGCAACTCCACCACCGTATGCAACTTTGTTTCCATACTTTCTTGCTTCTACAAATATTTTTTGTAATTCATCTTCAAGATATAGTTGTGCAGAAGCTGCAATGTCTTCTGGTTTATTCCAAAACCATTTCTTCAAAGGAATACCTGTATGTAAATACTCATCAAATATACCAGTCATATCCACACAAGGTTTACCAAACGCTGCCATACCCATTGTAATGTATTCATCTTCATTAGGCTTTAGTCCTATACGCTTAGTTATTGCACTATAAAATAGTCCTAGTGACCATGGATATTGTTTACTCCAAACTTTCTCATGGTTTACCCAAATACTTGCTGTATCGTACTCTCCAATAGCATCTATCACTACTGTAACATCTGGTACAAAAGGAGCAGTATAATAAGCTGCAGCCATATGACTTTCATGGTGTAATACACACTCTACATCTTCAAAGTATTGTACTTCTCTTTGTCCGTATGTTTGCCTTCTTTGATTCTTTAATCTCCAGTCCTCGTAGAATATATGTGTATCACATGGAATCTTTCTTAATTCATCACATATTCTTCTATCATTCTTTATTCTACTAAATCTTTCTGAAGATGAAGCAAACATTAATTTATCATCATGCATAATAGCAACCGCTGCATCATGGAAGTTTTCACTCATACCTTTTATTACCATATTATATCCCCATAACAAAATATATTCATACTGTATCTAGTTCCTTTAGTTATCTCTGTAACTCGATGTGGATAGTCTGCATAAAACATATGAAAGTCTCCCCAGTCTGCACTCATCTCCTTATCTTCAAACATAAGTCGTCCACCTGTATAATCTTCTGGATTACTTAATTGTATAACACAACTTACTTTTCTACACTCTTTAACATCTAACATTCCTTTTCCCGATATTAAATCTATGTGAGTATTGAAATACATTCCTTTTGTATACTTATTTACTGCTGACTGGAAGTGTCCATTCAAATTCATATTTCTATTTTTAGAATTAAAATCTAATACTTCTTTTGCTACATCTTGCATACGCAAGGGTGTAGATTTACCTATATGAGCAAATCTATAGCTATCTTTTTTTGGTTTACCATCAGCACCAATAGAATATGAATCTTCAAAACCTGAAGAATTCTGTATAATCTGTTTACATTCTTTTGGTGTGTAAAAATTTTTAATTGTATGTATCATTTTTCTTTGGAAATGCGTCTAGTATTTTTGATGTCATACTAAAACATTCCGTATGTCCTCCAAACTTATGTGCAGTTTTATGCCTATCGTTCTGAAACTGGTTGTGTAGTTTCTGTTCGAATCTCCAACAATCGTACAGATTCCCCTGCCATAGTCTTTGTATTCTTATTTCGTAGTTTGTAAAGCCACGACTCCTTTTTACTGCGTCTTTGAATGTTCGCCCTTTTGCGATGCCTACTTTTATAGTTTCTCGTTCCCATGTTAATTGATTTACCAATACAATTCCGTAAAGAATTCCGTCCACCTCTTTTTCTTCTGGGTGATTATTAAAATATGTTTGATTATAGACTCCTAAACTCATGCTATTAGCATAGGGTGAAAGTGTCTAATAAATCCAGTTAATAATATAAATACTGCAATTGCATTTAATATTATTAATGCTCTATCTTTCCATAGAAGTCCTACCCATAGCCAACCTGATACTCCTATTAGGGATAAACATAGGTCAACAAAAGGATACATTTGTCCTGACCTGACTGCAAATGCTGCAATCAAAAAAGAACTTGCTGTCCATTTTACATACCATGAAAGGTCTTGCTTAGGCGTAGCACTCTTAAATATTCTTTTACTATTTTCTACTTCTTCTTTATTATATTTCATGTTTTCCTTCTTGCACTTTGAATTTTGATTTTTTAGCTACATGCTTTGCGTACTTCCATTCTAAGCATTTGGTACAAGTTCCACAGGGTTCGTCAATAAAGTCACCACTACAACTCCAGACTAAATTTAGTATACCTGGATTATCTTTCATAATTAAACTTACCATCTCTGATTTTGTTAACCATTCAAAAGGAAATAAACTTATCGGGGCAGTTAATACATGATTTGGGTGAAGTCCATGTAAATCTAAACTATTACTTCTACCTGCCATCATTGCTCTCAAAGGGTATCTTAACTGAAGTCTTTGTCTAAAAGAGTCATCAGCATTTGCTCCCCATATATGCCATTTAAAATTTATATGTCTATTGCCTTGTATCAGCATAGCAATAGCTGATTGTCCTTGTAATACAGAGTAATTATTTATATCTGTTTCTTGTGGCAGACTTGATTTATTATCCACTATTAGTGGTACTTTAAAATACTCTGCCTGAAGCTTTGCAGCTCTAAGTTCTGCATCTGCAAATTTTCCTTTTGCATTTGGATTATACAAGGCTAAACATACAGGATTAAATCCTTTTTTCTTAGCATACCACAAAGCGGCAAGGCACTCAAACCCTCCACTTAAATTTACTATACTATCTGTTTCTTTTGGGATTTTAACCATACTAATCTTTGTTTATCTCTCTTGTCTAATCCTCTGTTGCACATACTACAGGTCTTACTATATCGCCTGTTTCCTTGCAGTAAATTGTCTTGTAATTCCTTAAATGCTTTGCTTTGCCATACATCTAGGATATTGTCTGTTTTTATGTTGCCAAAAATTTCTGAGTTAGTCCAGTCATTGCAACACTTTTGAATTGTTCCGTCCCAATGTACCCATATTTTTACTGATGGAAAGGTACAGGGTGTATCTATTTCGGAAGTGTCAGTTGCGATTCGATTATAAATATCACTTCGATTACTAACTATGACTTCTGTTTGACCCCAGTCTTCTGGTTTCATATTCTGATTCCAATATCGGTGTTTTGCACGAGGAATCAATTTTTTTCTTTCTTCCATTTTTTCTTCACTATCATAACTATTTATAATTAAATAATCAAACTCTTCAAAATAGTGTAGTCTTCTTTCTAGTTTATATCCATTACTTATTATACGAGTTTTATACTTTCTATTTGGGTGATGTAAAAGTTTTACTAATAAGCCAAAATCAGGGTGTAAACTATTTTCCCCTCGTCCTGTAAAACATACTATACCTGTATAAGTATCTAAATCTTGTATAAACTTTCTAAAAAGTTCCCAAGGCATATACTCTTTTTCATTGGGGTAGCCTTGGCTTCTTGGACAGTAGTTACAAGTCTTATTACATAACCCTGTAACATCTATATTAATCAGACCTGGCTGTTTCATTTTTCCACCCTGGAGCTTCTTCGTCCATAACAAATACCCAGTTCTTTCTACCTGCTGGGTCTATATTTGTTCCTACTTCTCTACAACCTAAATCTAAAAAGACTTGTCTACCTTTTTCATAGGTTATTTCTAGCATACGGTGAGGTGTTCCTAACTTTTTAGTTAAAAATTTACCGCCCTGTTTGAAATCATGTATAGACATTCCACCTTTATATTCGTCCATACACGCTTGTCTACGAGCTGCTGGATAGCGATACTCTCTACCATCATCTCCTGTAAATACTTTATTTAAACACCAGGATATTGTTCCCACCATATTTTGTGGCTCTAATCCTAGAACTGTATCATAATTCATACACCAATAACTATTTTTATCATAGTGTGCTTCTAGGTCTTGATAGCATACTTTATTTCTTACTATAAAACCTTGTATTCTTAATTGAATTATTCTATATAATTCATTTGGTGTTAACTCATCATAGTGTTTTACTACTGTTAAGATTGACATATTACTTCTAGTATCTCCCAACATTCTTTCTCTGGTGTTACAAAATCTGCTATTGGACAAAGAGGTCTTTTATCTTTATTATAGACTGCTAATCCTTTTTGATTGTCCATAGACATACGAGTTAGTCTTGTTACTGTAGGTTCTTCAACCCACACTTTGTGCATTTCATTTGGTTGCATTTCGTATATATCTCCAAGATTATATTCTTCAGTTTCTAACTCCCATATTCTTACTCCATGTTCGATAATTGGAAAATCAGGAGCTTCTCCTTTCTTTAAAAAAGTAATACAATCTATATTTCTCATAACATCATTACCCTCTACAACTACTCCTCTTTTATTATAAAGTTTACCTTTCATAATTCTACTTCTAAAAGTACTTCTATGATTATGATACTCGTCTACTACCACAGGAGTAAGAGTGGGGTGATAAAAATTCCATCTTTCACTTGGTGTTCTATTTAACCAAATAAAACCTAGTCCATTCATTTGTGGGGCTTTACCCCACGACCTAAAGAAATCTATATTTCTCATACTCTCCGAACAACTCGTGGTATGATTTCTCCACTTCTTATTACTTCTACATTACAGCCTATTTCTAGTCCAAGAGCTTCAATATATCCTATATTGTGTAGAGTTGCTCTACTAACAATTGCATCGCCTATAATACAAGGAGATAGAATTGCAACTGGAGAAACCGCACCAGATTTACCAACATTCCATTCAACATCTAATAATTCAGTAACGACTCCTGCCTGTCTTTTCTTAAGAGCAAACGCCCCACGAGGGTGGTGTGATGTGTAGCCTAACGATTCAAATATACTGTTAGAGTCGACTCTTACAACTTTACCATCATTCGGGAACATCGAGTAATCACTAAGTGTGATGGACTCGATACCTGTATCGGATAATAACTTCATATCATGTAGCCAACTATCAGTTATATGTGGTTGAACACCATAGGCTATAAAAGTTAAATCACGACTTTTAAACTCTTCAACATCTTTTAAATTCAATGCTCCAGAAGCATAGTTTCTAGCATTTGGTATAGTCTTTGGAGCAACAAGCTCTCCTGTAATCTGAACTAATCCTTCAAGACGAATGTATCTAGGCACGATAAAACGCATCTTATCTGTAATGTCTAGTCCTTGTTTACCATCTCCTCTTGTCAATGCTTGATGTAGCTCTCCATCTATATAAGTAAGAGAAACTGCGGCACCATCTAACTTAGTTGTCATTATGTGTGCATGTTTAGAAAACCAATCAGGTTCTGTATCCTCACCATGAAATACTTTCTGTAATGAATACATTTGGTATGGGTGAGTATATCTTTGCTCTCCTACTTCTATATGCCCAACTTCATTCGCCAACTGTGTATTTTCAACAAGTCGGTCGTATACTTCGTCTGGGATTAGTGGGTTGCCTTCGACATATGCTTGATTGCATAGTCTGAGATATGCTTCTAGTTCTTTATTCATATGTATATTATACTCGATTTTTGGGATTGTGTCAAGAATTATTTTTGATAGATGTTATCGATGGTCTCTTTGAAATGAGTTGATAATACATCTTTGACTTCAGATATAGAAAGTATCTCTACCAAGGCATCGAATAAACCACGAGTGTTATCAAAATCCATGCGAATTGCTATACCATCTTTCGTTGGTTTCCATTCTTCATCAAAGTCTTGGTAATATTTTCTGATGTGCAAATATTCTTCTCCCCTAAAAGTGTTTACCATTACAAAAACTTTTTCATGTTTGTCCTCGTTGTAGTGTATTTCTTTTTCGTAAACGGGAGGGGCGTTATGTAACTCTATCATTTTTTAGAATCCTCGCTAACGGAACGATTGAAGTTACATTTTGCGGTTGTAATAATCTAAAAGAATCAGTGTCCCAGCAAAATAGTAGCACTTGACTTTTATTTGGCTTTGCTCTATTCTTTTTAGATTGTATATATTTGTTATCGAAATCCATAGTGCAAACATTATATTTCAGTCTGCGACTATTCTGACTACGATAGGTAATTATTGCATCACCTGCATCAGTTACTATTTTAGTAAAGTCGTCTTTCTTCATCAATATCCTTAGGGTTGTTAATATCTATTAGCGTCCCTTAATGATTCAAATTGAAAGCTACTTATTTTAGATGCAAAAATATGCGGACAGCCCGTAGACTGCCCACACTCAGGGGTAGTTAATCGTTTAGTTTATTTATTAAACCTGCAAAATACATAGCAGCTTTCCCTGTAAGCCTACCTATGATAGCTGCATCAGGTTCTTCACCCATGTCGCTTATTGCATTTGTTAGTGTCTCTTGAGCAGCGGCTACATTAACTCTGCCACCACCTGTTGAGCCTCCACTGGATTTAGCAGCAGGTGTTTTTCTAACATAAACACCAGCTTTTGTCAATATCATTCTGACACCATTTGGGCTCTCGCCTAATTCTTCAGCTATTTGTTTGACAATCTCCATGCTATTTTCTGGAGTTGGTTCCTCTACAGTATACATCTCTACTGCTTGAGCCTTTGCTTCATCTGTCCAAGCCACTTTTCTTCTCCTTTTGGTTTTGTAAATTTCGGGTAAGCCTGGACACCAACCAGTCGCTTCCCGCATCTGTAAATAAAATCTATCACTCATAATGATTTCTTTCCAATAATATAAATATATTATACAAGAAGTTTAACCATTCGTCAAGAACTATTTTTTAAAAGGTATAACCATAGGTTGTTATATCATCTTTGTATAGCACTGCAACATAATTTTTACTCTTTATTGTATACCACCTTTGCCAATCTGTTATAATCTTTATATCATCTAAAATTGATGTATCTTTTGGTTGGAGGTTTAACTCCTGTAATTCTTTTTGCCAATCATTAAAATTAATAATAATATCACAATTTTTATAAAGTTCTACTTGTGGTGCAGGAGTAAACTGCGTAAGCCACTTATCAAATCCTATATAATTAAAAGAATAAAAGTATTCAGTAACCACTCTTTCATATGGATTTCTTACAACTCCAATTTTATTTTTGTTGTCTTTTAGTATTAACTTCATTTTGCAACTCCTTTATTCTACTATATAACGAATAGATTAAAGCAGTTTGTTCGGCAATCTGTGCTTTTAACGCCTCTACTATACTCATGTAAAATATTTTTTTAATACCTCTAGTTTATCCTCTAGCGAAGACATTTTTTCTATCTCTGCGTCTAGAGTTTCTATAATATCCCCATGTTCTGCTAATCCAACATGAGACCCTAATAAAACCTGTATATTCATTTTGTGGGCTTCTATACCACCCTCATAAAATTTTATGAGTGCTTTTACTAATCCTTCTCTATAATTACTACTCATTTTTTCCCAATAAAGCAGGAATAAAACCCTGCATAAACCTTTCTTTTCTGCTATCATCTAAGATAACGCTAATTAAAAATGGAAAGAATACTAAACTAAAAAAGAAAAATATAGTTCCACATAACCATTGAAAACGCACTACTATATTGTCTGGTTCTAATATTCTAATTATTTTCATTGATGGCAAAAATAATTGCCACCAAGCCAATAAAGTACCTGACAACCATGTTGCTGCAAGTATCTCATATATTGTAGATGTCGACTCCATATTTTTCTAAATGCCTTAAGCTACCTAAGTCATAAGCTAGTTGTGTACAATAGCTTCCTGCATATGATAAGTGTGGAAAGAAAGTATTACTTAAATCCGTAGTTTCAATAGTGTAGATTAAATACATTTTTGCTCCATACTTTTCTTCGTAGTTAACTGCTTTTTTAGGGTCGCCTTGACAAGCATACCCTGCATTTTCTACTTGATGTTGAACAGTTATTTCTCTAACTATTTTAGCTGGGTAATTCTTTCGTATTGCCCAAACTATTTCTCCTACTTCAAAACTTTCTGATACACACTGCTCTGGAAGCATTGCATTTCTTATTCCTTCATAGTCGCTTTCTGGGAGTTTCATTGGAACTCCTATTCTTTCAATAATTGCCTTAACAAAAGCAGGAGAACGATATATCCTCTGTGCTATGTTTGACACATTATCACCTGATAGATACCCTTGTACAACGAATTTAATATCGCTTTCTGTTGCAGGAGTACCTCTTAATTTAGCTTTCATCTTAGCAGTTCTTTCTATATCTTGTTTGTGTTCTGCTATGATATTAGCAAGTCTTGTAGTATTATAAGTTATATTTAATATACCACAAGCTTCTTTCTTCGTAATTGGTTTATCTTGTTCTAGTAAACTAATTACTTTCGCTATACTCTGTTTTGTCAGATTCTCGTGTTTCTTTATTCTCAATTTCTTTCCCTAATAGCATTACAGCATAATGTAATATTTTAAGTAAATCATTGGTATCTTTACCATTCTTCTTGCCATATCGCTGGGCATACTTTATGATATTTCCTAAGCAAAACCCTTCCCCATGACCTGCATCGAATATAAACTCCGTTGATTGTATTTTATCCATACTATAATGCTCATGATATGTGCCAATAATATGGTTTCTTAACATATTTAATGCTGTTTCTTCGTTAAATTTATCTCTCATTGTGTTTCTGTTGTAAAAAAGCAAACTTGTACAAGTCTGCCTGATTTCTTATCATGCCCCCAACCTGCGTTGAATGGAGCATGCCAATATGTTGCTGGATACATAACAAGTCGATTGTATATGTTTCCAACATAAGTGTGCATTTCAAATTCAGAATCATCTTGTTCTTCCCAAAATCCTCTAAATCCATTTTTAGTTATAGTTAGGCTCTCCGTTTTCTCAACATTTGAGGTTTCTTTATCTCTAAACAATCCTGTGCCGTGAGTTACGGGAGCATTAGGAGTAAGATATAGCACACTTGCCCAGGGCTCACCATTCATCTTATCAGTTACTTCTTGCGAGTAATTAGCATGGTCATGATGTACCCAGTTTTGATAGTTTTTTGTTTCTAGTCCTAATGTAAAAGCAGTATTACTATTCTTTTTAGGAAACCAAATTATTTTTCTATTTAGAATTTTTGATAACCTATTTTTCATATAGATAAAGTTTTCATTAGAAAAAGAACTTATTGTTCTTTGACCTGGAAACATAATCTTTCTACCTTTAACTCCAGGAAAGAAGAACTCTTTCAGAGCTTTCTCCCTTATCTTATCTGGATTAGGATAGAAGTTGTCTTGAATTACAATCATTTCTGTAATTCATCAAGTACATCTAATCCTCCCTCAATCTTTGCGAGGTATTCTTTTTTATCTGCTAATTGTTTCTCTAACAATCCTACTTCAGCACTAACTTTCTCATGCTGTGTTGTTAGATTTTTACGAAGCATTTCTCCATGAGACATTGTTTCTACTGGCTCTTTTGTGATGCCTAATAATGTGTCAAGAGGTATGTCTTTTGCCATGTAATCTTACTCCTTGTCCTAAATGAGTTTCAGTTCCGTCAGACTTCCTCATTATAAGTTGTCTACGAAGTCCTAAAAACTCCATTCTTGATTTTAAATAATTCTCTAATTCAGTACTTTGTAAGTTACTTCTTACAAAAAATGTGTACTTCCCTGATTGTATTTTTTTCATTTTGCTGTTATTCTTTGGTCATACCAAGCAAGACCTTCGTCCCACCAGTAGGGTTTATCCCTGTGTGACCACTTGGCAAATGTCGCTTTGTCAGTATGGTAGTATAAACGATAACTACCAACAACATCATTTTCGTCTTTCAACTCATCTGGCATTGCCATACCGAAAGCAGTCTGCCCCAAACGAGGCATATTCTTTGGTTCTGGTAATTTATTTATTACTTCCATAACTGACTTATGCAACTTACCGTAACGATAATGATACTCGTCATTAAGTGCATTTGCGTAGCAATGCACCCATTCAAAGTTATCAAGAGATGACCTAGTCCATATTGTACATGGGTGATTATACATCATCGGTAAATAAGGAGTTATAGGTCTCTCCTCCAATGGCAAATGTTTTATCTTTGCCTTTTCTTCATTAAGAACTTTACTTTCTTCTTTGTTTAATGCACGAGGCACAAAACCAAGAACTTCATCTACCCACACCGCTGTGCACAATAGCTGTGCTGCCTCAAGAGGCATTTTAACTATGTGTTTATCCACATGATACTGTGCAGACTTGTCTAAGTCCTCGTCTAAATAAAATAAGTTCATCTAATCCAACATTTATATTGTTTACACTCGCCAGTTTTGTGGTCTACCATTTCGCCACAAATCTCGCAGTCGTCCCAATACCAAGTCTCAAAGGACTTTGTATCTGAGTTCCACACTTGGCAAGTTTTTTTGTCTATTGTATTTTCCATAATATAATATTATACACGAATTTTTACTTGATGTCAAGAACTATTTTTATTTGCTACCAAAGGCTTTACCAGCCTCAGATATACCAAATGCTCCCAATGTTACTATCACAAAAGAAGTATAAATAGTATCTGATATAACTAAATCTTGACCCATAAATGCTGTAACTAAATCACACACCCCAAATACTGTCATTAAAAAGAATGAGATAAAACCAATAATCGCTTTTTCATTTATATCATTATCATCTAAAAATAAATCCATAAACTTACGCTTTCCAGGTTTCATTCTGGCACGGTCTTGTTTCATCTTCTCAATTAAATCTTCTGCTGCGTCGAGCTTATCGACTAGCTTCATATACTTATCGAGGTCTATCTGAACTTCATTTCTACTGTTATCAGCTTCAATTTCTGCCATAGTTTTCTCCTATGGTTTCCAGTCATACCATTTCCTTCTACGATATGGCTTACCTAAGGTAGCCTCTCTAAAATGAAAAGAAATTGATATTCTTGGACTTAGAGTATCAACTCTATGAAATTTTCCTTTCGGAATATAAAGCAAATCCCCATCATCTAGTTCTACCACTTCTTCTAGAGTAGCGTCTTGTAGTCTATCATGACCAAGGTCTTTGCTAAACTCTTTATAAATGTACCAGCGTATTTTACCCGATACATGAAATAAAAAATTATCTGTTGAATCTGCGTGTATTGGAAAGCAGTGTGCGTCTTTACGCTTACTACAATATATGTTTGCCTGTCCTACTCCATATACTTTTTCGAACTCTTGGCACTGTCTCCACATATTTCCATTCAAAAACTCACTTAATGTAAGTATAAAACTACACCCTTGATTCCAAAAATCTAAAATTTGTTCTCTACTATATTTTTCTTTTGACTTTTTCTTACACCATTTATTACCATTTGGTAATACTATTTGTAGTTGGGGAGTTCTATCCCATTGTCCGATTTTTATCTGATTAAGATAGTTATCAAACTCGTGCCAACTAAAATGGTGTCTAAATATATTAGTTTTCGACTTTATTACAAAGTGTTTTTTATCCTTAAACTCATCAAAAAACCTTTCACGAGTTAATGGTTTAATTAGTGTATCAAAGGGAATTGACAATTTTTGCTAACCTCCACCACTCTCTCATTAAATCAGGTCTAGGGTGAGTAGCCTTTGCATGAGGTGTGTACTTTGGGTGCCATGGTTGGTAACTTAATGCTGTAAGATGAAGTTGCCAAATATGGTCAATCTCTAAATTTTCTTTATCTTCCCATTTAGGACTATGTTTACTATAAACATCATACCCTTTTGGTATAACTGAAGGATTTGTTCCATCAAAAATATTCCATCTTGGGTCTAGTTGATGTACTAAATTCATTGTTTTCTCTTTGTGTGGACTGCCTAACTTTCTCATAACTTCCCACTTGTAAGAATAATTTTTATTCCACTTTATGATTGTATCTATTGGGTCTACAAATTCTTTTGCTTTCTCACAATCTATCAAAAGCACACTATCACACCAGAAACCTCTGGGGTATCCTGCTTTTGTTCCTGCCTTACCATTATCTTGGAGAGCGTCCCATACCATACCAAAAGCTTTTCCTTCTAAATCTGTTTTGTACAAAGCATTTATATCTCTAAAGTTTAGCATATCTACATCTGTATACAATGCTCTACCTTTATATCCCATTAGGTGTGGAACTGCATATCTATAACAAGTAAATGGTGTACCCCAAGTAGTTCTATTCCAACCTGGAAAGTCTTTTGGTCGTAAAAATACTATATCAATCGGAGCAGTCGAGTTTTTATAAAGTGTATATAAATATATTCTTTGAGCAAGAGTGTCATCATTATCGCTAGTTCCTACAAATAATTTAACAGTATCTCGCATATAAAACCTCTTGTCCTTCTTCCATATGCAAACAATGTGCAAACCTGTTTCCTATTGGAAAGTATGTTCCTTCCTTAATTACATTTAATTTTAAGTTTCTATGATTCCAATTAAATAAGTCATAATCATGAATTGCCAGTGTATGTAATAGTCTTGTTAGTTTATCTCCCACTATTAGTTTTATATCTCCCTTGATTGCCCATATCACAGTTGGGTCTTTTGCAGGACAATGTATTCCTTTTACTGTTTGTTTAGCATAAATAATATCATAAAGTTTAGGATATTTATATTCTTTTTGCACTTCATCAAAAAAAGCATGAAACTTTGTATAATTATCTTGATACTCTGGTACAGATGTATAATAATCATCTAAATTTTTACAATGTCTATAAAATAAAAATGAATCCATAAATGGAAACATATACTCATGTTGATAAACACCATAATCTTTTAGACTATGAACTACTTCTTTTACTTCTTTAGTAAGCTGCACCTTTACCTCTCATAAATCCTACTATTATATCTCTTTTGCCCCACTCTAGTGGTTCGCTTTCATGTTCATGTATGCTGGTAAAAATAGTTAGACTTCCCTTTTTCCTCATCGTTGGGAAACTATGTCTAAAATTTTCTCTAATTTTCATTGTTTCTGGTAAAAAATTACTATCCATAAATACATCAGGAACAGTATAACTTTCTACTATTTTTAAATCTCCACCACCATATTCTTCAGAGTGGCTCAATTGTATACTTAAACTTATTTTTCTTACTGTTTTAGCAGATATTGCTTGTAAGTTAGGTCTATGGTCACGATGAGGTCTAAAAAACATACCTTTTTCATCATATCTAACCATATTTATTTCATGCCATTTTCTATCTTGATGTAAATGAAACTTATATGACCTATCATTATATAAATTAACAGCTCGTATAAGTCTATCATAGTAAGGAAAAGTAATATTACTTCTCTTTTTACATTTTCTTATCTTTGTGTTATATCCTGAATACCTAGTTCCTGCTAGTTTCCAAGGCATATCCTCATTTATTTTATACAGACTATCACATTCTTCTTCAGTTAGAAAGTCTGGTATATGACCTACTATGTCATGTGTTTTATACTTACTCACTAATAATTTCATTATTGATAACTCCGTCTTGTAAGATTAGTTGATAAGCATGAGCCCATTTCACATCTTCTGCTATAATACAACTTATTGTATCATAACCTAGTTTTCTAGCAATAGTTAATCTTTGGTTGCCTGTATAGGCGAGGAGGGGATAGGATTTCAACCATGGGTGGTGATTTTTAACACCTCTTTGTGATGCATACCAATTAGGGTATGTATTAGGTATCACAATAATTGGGTCTAGTAATCCTACTTCATTGAATGATTTAACAAGAGATTTTTGTACTCTTTCGTGTCTGACTGCTCTACATATTAAAGATATCGCAGCGTCCATGGGAATGAAAGTTTCTTCTTTCAACTCCTCTGGTGTCATTAAATATGCAGTAATTTTATTACTATTCTTTGCTATTAACCTTCTCGACTGTGGCTCTTCCAATTTCCTCCCTTGCTAATTTTCTAATTGTTTCTAATAATTGTGGGTAGCTTTCAAAGTTTTCTATATCCTTTGCTGGGTGAGCAATCTGCTCTAATTTATCTACCCTTTCTTCTAATTCTTCTAACCATTCTTCGTTTTCTTCGAAGCGGTCTTGTGCTGGTTCATTTTTCTCAAACCACTTTGAATGATTATTCATCACTCTCCGCCATTGCAACATATCCCAAAACTTACTGAGCATTACGAAATATCTCCTTTGCTTTCTCCCACTCGTTAATATTTTTACTTGGAATGGAGACTTCGAACACAAACCTTGGACTATCTCCTGTGTTTCTGTCTGCTAACCACTGCTCTCCTTCCATGCTACCTGCTAATACAGTCCAGCAGTTGTTCGACATTTGGTCTGGTATTTGTTTTCTTACACCATTGTCTACCCAATGTGTTACTCCAGCACCTTTATTATAAATAAATCTTATAAACTTTCTTTTCTTTAAATGACTATTGTTCCATGCTGTCCAACCCCATTTTATAGGTTGAACTGCTACTTCACTTATATACCAGTTAGAAGTATGTGTATTTAAATTTAATGCACCTCTAAATGCTTGAATACCATCAAATAACTCTTGTGAAGGATACCTTCCTGTGTAATCAATAGTATTTGTTCTATCTACAGTAGGAGTGGTCATTGCCATTTTATCTCTTAACCTTTTAAAAGATACATCTGGTGCTGGTTCTTTGTCATATGTTGCTACTTGTTTATAACAAAACATTGCTAAATAATGTAATTTAGCCCTTACTTGTTCATTGTTTAGTGTTATTTTCTCCATTGTTCAAATCCGCTGTCGTAACCTCTCGGTAATATACTACGACATCTTTGAGTTCTGTAATGTATCTTTTTAGTTCTTGCATATTGTATGCCATAACTTCATAATCTGGTATGGTCATTGCAAGGAATACTAACTCCCCTTCTTGTGCTTCTATAACTGCAAACTGTTCTTCATAGTTCTCTGGTGTAATAGTTAACCATCTGACTTCTTTTAAATCTATTTCACGAGGCATGATAGGTTGAACTATCTGCCTTTCGATTGGTTTTGCTACTACCTCTACTTGTTTAGTTGGTATTAGGCTGCAGTTGGAGACCATCGTCAAGGTCATCAACAATAACGCTGAGTGCTTCGATGTCTTCCATAATATGTTTTGTTCCATTGTTTATCTTCCTTTGCATCTCTACTGGGTCACCCATAATTTTTGCACTTAACTCGTAGTTTCTTATAAACTCAGAGTATCTGTTGAGTTCCCTTTGTGCCTGTTGACTTTTAACAGTCATTTCATTTAGTTGTTGTGTTTGTAAAGCAAAATCATTAGTCATTGTTTCTAATGCCTCTTGTTGGGTAGCAACTGCTCCCTCTAATGCTAGATTATTTGCTTTCAGTGTGACATTCTCATTGTATAGCCAATATCCACCTAGTCCTAACACTATTATTATTCCTATCAAAAATTGATTCATAATTCTTGTATTCTGTAGTTTAGTCCTTCTGCTCCTCGGACTTCTACGACCTCTCCTTCTTCAGTCTTAAACTTTAGGTATTTTTCTTGTTTTGTGTAAAACTTGCGAACTATATAGGTTGTATCATCAGCGTCTCCGAATATAGCATTATAACTAACAGTTAACTTATATGTTGGAAACCACCAACGCATTAATTTATAATATAGTTCTTTCACTTCCAGTCCTTTCCACAGAACATATTACCTTCCGCTTCTCTTCTGCGAGTTAATCCTTCAAGCACTTTACCCCCTGCTTTATTCCATCTAAGCATTTGATTTGGTACTTCATCATACTCACCAGCGTTCAGCACTTTCAACATAGTGCTTGCATTTAGGTTTCCTCCACCTAAATTATATGTCCAACTAACTAAAGCATCGAATTGGTTTTGTTGAAGTGGTACTTTTACTGCTGTATTTACATAGTTTTCATACTCTTCCAACTCTACCTCTAGCATATGGTCGGCATGGCTTTCGCTCCATTCATCTCCTGGTTGCACATCTTTTGTGTGTCCATAACCTATTGTCCATACACCTGCAGGGCATTTATATGCTGTTAGCACACACCCTTCAAAATGTTTAATTAAATCAATTCCGTACTCTGATGTTTTCATTTGTTCTCCTTTGAGTGAGGGGTTTTCACTCGTGAGAAACACCCCTCGAAACCCTGACAGTATTAAGATAGAACAGTTATGCTTTGTGCCATCACACCCCCGAAACCTATGATGATTATAGTGTTCATCAGTAAGTCGCAAAGTGAACCGTCCTCACATATACTATCACGAACTTGCAATAACATTGCTTTCATTTTAATTTATCTCCAAGATTTTCCTCTTAGAATTTGGAGTTCGTGACAGAGTGATTGTCAGTAATCCGTCTTGTAGATTCACATTATCTACTTGTAAGTCAGCGTTAAGAATAAATCTTCGTTCAAAAGACTTTAGACTTAATCCTTGATGAACAAAGCGTTCATCTCCGACTAGTTTATGTTCCTTCTTACCCTTTAACTGAAGTTCCTCGCCATCAGCGATTATCTCCAGTTCTTCTTTCTTCCAACCTGGTACAGCAATCTCTATACGATAATTACCTGCACTTTCGATTATATTATATCTAGGATAACTTGTCTCCGTATATGTTGGGAGAGTTGGCATATCCAAACCAAGCCAAAATTTACTTAAATCTATACTCATTATTTTTCTCCATAATTCCTTTTCAGTAAATACTCGCATTGCCTCACGGTCAATGCACCAAAACGCAAGTGAAACCTATCACTTACATACTAATTATACTAAAATTTTAACCTTCTGTCAAGAACTATTTTTCGGAGTCATCGAAATTCAGTATTCCTTTCTCTTCCAAATAGTCTATCGTGCCTCTTATTCCAGTTTGTTTTCCTGCGATATAAGAACCACAACAGGCTAAAATTAAAAATATTAAATAACTTATATCATTTTCATTCATAAATAATATTATAACCGATTTTTTAACTCAAGTCAAGGTAAATTTTATACTTAACTAAAAATAATTCTTGACAACAGGTGAAAATTCTTATATAATATACATATGAATAAATGGAAAGATGAACAAAAGCAATTTCTAAAGCGTCATTATAATACTATGCCGATAGAAGAAATAGCACATAAATTACAAAAAACAAAAGAGCAAATCTATTCGCAAGTTCACTACTTAAGAAAGCGTGGGTGGACATTCAATCGGAGGTCTGATGCCGCAAGTTAATTTAAAAGGTATGAGTTTCGAAAAAGGACTGCGTATATTTCGCAGAAAATGTGAGAGAGCGGGAATCAAAGACCGAATACGAGAGAAAGAGTATCATACCAAACCGAATGTTGCCAAGAATGAGAAGAACAATTATAGGAAAAGAAAACGCAAATTAGACATTCAGAAGGCACATCAACTCGAATTAAAAAGAAGATTGACAATGAGACATGGAGGTCGTTAAAATTTTGTTGAACAACATAACTAAATTTTACAACTCTTATTCATGCAGAAAAATATTTTTTTGTATCTGAAGTGCGTTCCTGCACACGATTACATATACCAACCAAAAACAGTTCTTGCTTTCTTTTTAAACTTATGGTATAATATAATCATAAATTATGATAGTTAATCAAGACAAACCACTAACTGCACTCGACTATCTAATTGATGCTGAGAGCCGAAGTGAAGCGTAGCGAGAACGGAGGTGAGCATCTAATCTGATAAATATAGAGTGCTTGTTGTGTCAACTACATCAATTCATGAAACCAAATCACAACCTGTTCTGGGTTGTTTAAAATCCCAACTTAACCAATAATTACTACAATTACGCCACAAGTTAACTCAACTTGCACAAACTCAAAATTTTTAAGACAATAAAAAAGGCACCGAATTGGTACCTCTCTTACACAAGTTTTCTCCTAGTTATCTCAAAACCATGAGTCTTTACTTCTAGGAACTGAATCGTCCTGTATTACTCGGACTCTTTGAACTGGTATTGTTTCTCTATGACCATCAGGAAATCTTAGACGCACTTTCATACCCGTTGGGGCTTCGAGTAGTCCCATAATTTCTGCATACAAACCATGTTTTTCCACTAGTTCATCAGTTTTTGATAGTTTACACACTCTCATATAATCTCCTTAGCACTGTCTTGGGTGATTTTTCTAACCCCGCTAGGGTTTGGTTAGGTAATCCTAGTTTTTCTTCTAGATTTTCTACTATTTCTACCTTTGTTATTGGTTTTTCTCCTGTTTTGGTCACATATTCAGTCTTTTTATAAACTCCTTCTCGACTTAACTTGCCTATGATAGATTTTATACTCTTATCCATTTCTTGTGCTAGAAACTCTACTGTTTCTCTTGTCGGATTATTACTATATTTCTCTATCATAACTGCTACTTGTTCTTCTGTATAGTTCACTGCCATAATCTGTTATCCCACTCCTTTACTCTAATTTCTACTTGGTATGTTGACATACCCCATTCTTCACTAGCAATTAATATTGCTTCTTCTTTACCATATTTGACTTCCCAGTCAATGTATTCGAACTCTCTTGCTTCCCAGTCTATCATAAGGTATTGAACTGCTCCCATCTATCTAGGAGTGCTTTACCTTTAACTTGACTAGGTAGAATCTCTACTCCATCTCTTTCAATCCTACCATCGTTGTAGGTGATATCTAACACATTTTTATGCTTTACTTTATGAGGTTCGGGTTCATACCACATTGAATTTAATCTATGTGAATGTATGTGTTCTACACCCTTTGCCCATTCTTCTGCAGCAATCTCTTTTGCTCGTTTTATTACTCTATCTTCATACTGTGTCATCATACCACCTGTGTTAAAATTATTACTTGCATGATTAGAACTAGCACTGGAACGATTGTTCTAACCAACTCTAATGAATGTTTCATCATGCTGATATCCTTCTCTATACGCTTTAGTTTCTTCTTGGTCATAATACCTCCAACCTTTCACTATCAAAGAACTCATATACAAGTTCATCAATATACTGTTGTGGTTCCCATTCTTCTCCAGCATAAGTTCCTTTCTTAACTTTATACATATCCCACCATTCTATTTCAAAATCATCTGCAAAACCAAATGCTTCTTGAACTATAGCGTGTAAATCCTCACCATCTATTTCGTTGACATCAATAATTACTTGGTTATCGTCAGTATATAAAGTTGTTTTACCAATGTAGTTTCTAAACTCATCTTCATAAGTCATTGTTCCCTCTACATCATTACCAACTAAATCACATATGTACTGTCCTAGATGTTGAAACATTGGATTTGGTGGACTCCATGCAGAGTGCCCTGACAGATTGTTGTCTGAGTAGTCTTCAATCAAAACCCACTTTGCCCCCATCTGTTCACAACCCCAACCATACCAATCTTTATCATTATAAGGCACAGGGTATATTGGTAATTCTTCTGCTGTCCAGTTTTTCCACTTCATTTCGCCTTCTTCAGTTTCTACTACTGCCATTGTTTTCTTTAGGATTTCAGTTTGACCAGCATCTAAATCAAAATTTATATTATAATAAACATTATTCGCCATTCTCTTTCTCCCACTTTCGTTTTTCTACTTCATCATCTATTACCACAAATATTAGTGGCAATGCAAATACTGCAAAACCAAATAATAATAGAAACATTACTAAATCGCCTCCAGTCATAAATCACCTTCCTGTCTGTTTTCAGACCTTGCTACCTCGAAACCATTTGGATATCTTGCTTCGAGTTTTTTAATATTCTCGTCCATTACTTCGTCAGGAGTATAACCTAGTGCTATACAACCCTGTATCCAATACCAAAGTATGTCGCCCAATTCTCTTTTCATATGAAAGCGAACATCATCATTGAACTCTTTACCTTGAAATACCATTTTCTTTAAGAGTTCAGTAAATTCTCCACTCTCTGCCATCATAC